AGAAAGAAAGCGCCAAGAAGCCGCCGCAAAAAAAGCAAAGAAAAAACAATTCATTCAACAATTAATTGGTACAGCTTTAACCGCAGGGTTAACTTACGGAATGGGAAAATTAGGCGGGGGAGAGGGTTTATTTTCCCCTAAACCTACTGGCACAGGAACAGTGCTTAAGGCGCCATCTTCTGGCTGGAATTCTATTTCTAGGGGTACGGATTTAGTTTCTGATATGGGTGGCGGTTTTAATCCTGGGGCTGTGGATAAAGTATTTAATATAGATTCGCGACTTGGCCCATGGAAACCTAATTATTATGGAGGTTCAATCCGCAAATATGCCAATGGCGGCCACATAGCTGGAAAATCTGGAATCGATCAAATTCCTGCAATGTTGAGCGAGGGAGAATATGTAATCAAGGCAAGTAGCGCTCGTCAACTCGGCAAGCCAATGCTTGACCGAATAAACGCAGGTAAATATAATGATGGAGGAGCAGTCGGTTCAACTCAAATAGATTCTTCAACCTCAGCAGGAAACACGAACAATATCAGCATTTCCATAAACATGGAAAATGGAAAAGTTAGCGCAGAAGAAAAAACTCAAGACACAAATCCTGCAACATCTCAAGAAGGATCTTCCGAAAAAGATCAATCTCTTCTCGCTGAAAAAATAAAACAACAAGTTGTTTCGGTTATCGTTGAAGAGCAACGTCCTGGAGGTCTTTTAAGTGAATAATTATGAGCTTTTCAAATTATCAACAGAAGGTTGTAATTGATGGAGTCGCTCTGTCTGGAGTTCAAGATGTAAATGGTAGTTACGGCATAAGCGAAAAGCCAATTCGTATAGCAGGTGTTGGTTTTGTTGATGCTTTAGTTAACGCCCCACTAGAAGGAAACTTTACAATATCCAGAAAAATGGTAAGTAAAGACCCGCTAATACAATTTGATTCGTTAGGAAAATATACTTATGATGAAAATGAAATAAGTGGAGCAATTTTATATGAAAATGATACAAAAGGATTTGGTTTTACAAAAGGCAGAGTAACTCGATATTCTGTCAATTGTACAGTCGGAGAAATTCCTGATATACAAACTGATATTACTGTATATGGTGATCTAGGTAGTGGTGTAATGACTCAATCTGAAACGCAAAGTCATCCACCAATACAATATCCTGATCAATCTAGTATAAGTATAAATGTTAGTGATTTTCAATTAGACGCAATTACTGATTTTAGTTATAGTCGTTCATTAAATTTAGAAGCTGTATATGCAATTCCAAAAGGAACTTCATCTGATTGGGACAACAATACAGAAATAACAAATAAAAATTTAGATCCTGTACAAATTGACACTCAATATCCAATTGAAACTGATATTAATTTTACTATGATTGTAAATAATTATCAGATAAAAGAAATGAAAGATAAAATACAGAGTGCGCCGAAAAGTAATGTATCTATACAAATAAAAGACGCCGAAACAGATGCTATTATAAATGCGTTTACTGGTCAGAATGTAAGACTGGTAAGTGAATCAATTTCTTCATCAACAGAAGATGAAATGGCGATATCTTTAACCTATAAAGGATACGAAACTCTGCACAATCCAGTATCATGAGTAGGCCGTATTTAAGATTCGAAGATGGTAAGATTTCTTTAGGTGGAAAAGACTTGGATGTATCGTCTGCAAGTTTATCTTTAAATCCGTCATTAGAACCTGAAAGAGTTTATGGAGATTATGATGCCGCAATAGCTGGAGCAAAAACGGAGTTTGTAAAACACGCTGCGGTTTCTCCTTTGCGAGGTCAATTGGAAATTAAATTTTTAATCAATTCAGACAAATTTACAACAAATAATATTGATAAACTTTTTGATATAAGAAATGGAATGAATGGTGATGCAATACATGGTAATATAGTTGGTCGTTATTTCTTTGATAATATGTATTTAAAATCTTTTAGTTTTAGTTTGTCTCCTTATTCTGTTATTGAGGCTAGTGCATCTTATGATATATTTGGTAGTGTGAAAAAGACGAGTGAAAGAAGATTCAATATAACAAATTTAAATATAGCGCACGGATTAAAATCATTTGGTGAGATGAAAGCCAATAATCAAAATGCTGATAACATTAGTGGACAATTTGAAATAAGCTCTTTACAATATAGTATACAAGTGAATAGGAAGGTTCATTATCATATTAGAGGTTCAGAGCACTCGTCTGTCGCTACGACTGCAAATGGCGCCCTGCCTGCGCGCGTTTCTCTTGAAAATATAGAAGCTGAAATGTCTATAGAATCGAATGAAATTATTCCAAATTTAAATCCATACGGGGATTATCAAGCGGGTACAACGGCGGATGGATTATCTAGCGCTTCATTGTCTGCATTTTTATATACTTTACAAGGAGACAAGGTTGCCAAGTTCTCGTGTACCGGAAAAATACAATCTGAATCATTATCTATATCAGAAGGTCAATATTCCAAAGGTAATTTAACAATAAGAGAAATTATAAAATAATGTCTGACTTGGATAATATTCTTGGGCGTCACTATAAAACTAATGTAAGTAATTACAGTGGAGTTTTTGCGACAGGCAATAATTATCAAAAATTTGATTTTGTTTATAATACTGGTGATGGACAATTTTATTATGCGCGGCAAGATACTGCAGCGTATATGGGCGCAGTTTCTGTTGATGAAAATTTTAGATATACATTAATTCCAGATGGGCCAGCGACAAGTGATGGATTGAGTCACTATATTCTAGACGGGTTGAATAGGCCGCACGATATAAGTGCAAATTTTGAAGCAGGCCAAATAATAAATTTAAACGGTTCTACTGGAACTAATGACGGACAGTATAAGATATTATCTATCGAGGAAAATGCCACTGTCAATAATCAATTAGATTTAACTGGCGCGGCGATAATGGTTCTGGGAATATCTTCCAGCTCGATTGATCATTTTGAACCTTCTGGAAGTCATGCAATATCTTTAGAGGTTGTAGATTCTGACCCGTCTTTAAATCCTGACGCATGGACTTCTGATTTATTTTTCTTTGACGCTGATTACGGAGCGACTGTGAACTTTAAAGCTAACAACCTTAAATATCAATACGGAAATGGTTACTATATTCTGCAACCCAAGAATATTAATTCTTTAAACTGCGAATTTGATTTAAAATTTCAAAACAGAACCAACCGAGAAGCAAATGCAATCGTTCATTTTTTAGAAAACAAACAAGGACAGCAAGAAAAAGATAAATCCTCCTTGAATCTTACATACAGCCAAGGAATTTCTGGATTTCGTTGGGATGGTAATGCAACATTTCATCCTTACGATTCTACTGAAACTCAATCTAAAACTTTTTATTGCGCAGATTTTAATCATTCTTTAAATTTTGAAAATAGTAATGATGTAAATGTTAGACTTAGAAATTTTAATACTTCTTTATTAAATAAGTCTGAACAATTGTTTGTTAATAAAGCTGATACTTATACTGGTAATTTTAATTATTATGAAAATGATGTTGTATTTTATACTGGTAATCATGAATATTACTATTGTATAAATGATAATAATAATATTGCACCTGTACAAGAAAATATAGAATGGACGCGCGAGTCTGGTTTGTTCTCGAATATAAATACAGGATATTGGACTCAGGGTTTTAATTGGAAGCCGTCAATTGGTTTATCTGTTGATCAAAAAATAAGAATAAACAATGTATCATTTGATGGAAAATATACTCAAATATATCAAGATGGAATAAATGAAAGTTTATTGAATTTAGATTTACAATTTAATAATCGAGATGACGAAGAAGCTTATGCAATGCTACATTTTCTTGAGCAAAAAATGGGTTATAAGCCTTTTGTTTTTAAAGCTCCGTCTCCGTATGATTCTGTGAAGAATTTTGTGTGTCAAGAATGGAGTCATACATATGTTCATAAAAACAATCATAATATAACCGCGAAATTCGAAGAGTTTCCATTTAACTTACAGGCAGATCAATATTCTAATTTAGTAACAGAGCCTATTTTAACATCTGGAGAATTGGTTTTCACTTCGCCATTCGCGTTTTCTAAAAAAGATTTTGGGGAAGAAGTTTCCTTTGGCGAAATTATTAAGGGTAGAATTTTATTAAAAAATATTGGCGATTCTCCTATAGATCTTTATAATGCTTCTGTTTCTGCTAGAAGTATTGGTAGTTTTTCTATAGTTGGGCAAAATGGAACTAATGTTCCTGCTGTGATAGGAAGTGATTTAGAAAAAAGTGATTACATTTTTGATCTTCCTAGTAATCAGCCTTCTATATCTGACCCGTCTGTTGATTTTGATTTAAAAGGTAAAAAGATTAAACTATCAAAGTCTTATTCTGCTGGTATGCGAGGCGGTCAATCGTTTACGGTTGTAACGGGCTCTGCTGGAAACTATCGACCAGAAAAAATAAATGGAAGGGTAAATTCGTTTTTTCAAAATAATGTTGGTCAAATAAAATCAACACTATCCTCTTCTCAAAAGTTTTTTGATTGCGATTATTTTGTTGTTGAAGAGTTTTTTAAAAATAACACGGTCACACAAATTCCTGGAGGAGGAGAGGCGTTTATTGACGTTCTTTTTGGGGGTATCAATGAATCAGAAGTGTCGTTTGAAATTCTAACTGATCAAGATACAAGTATAAATGACACAGATAATACTTCATCTCCTATTGATTCTCTGGAAATAATAAAGCTTGGAGGTTACTATTATGGAGATCTAGTTGTTTCTAGTTCTACTGACTATAGCCCTCAAACAGGTTCACTTAAAGTATATATAAACTACTAAAATGGGAAAATCAGAATCAAATTTAAATAAGCAACTTGTATCTCTAAGTCCAGATGTCTTGGTCGATTTATATGAAATAGATTTTAGTTCCTTGCAGCCAAATTTTGAAATTCTTCAGGATCTATATGGAATATCTATTGGTGCAGATTCGGTTTACCGTTTTTGTCCAATGATTAACGGTTCAAATCCTGTATATTGGCAAGGTAAGGGTTATCAACCATTGCCTATTAAAGCTAGTGGTTTTGAGCATAAATCTGATGGAAGATTGCCAAGGCCAACTTTGACAATAGCAAATCCAGATGGAATATTATCTCAAATAGTTCACTCTAACAGCGACTTTACAAATTGTAAGGTAACTAGGAAGAGAACTTATGTTAGATTCCTAGATGATGAAAATTTTCAAAACAGAAATTTAAATGAAAAAGGTAAAAATCCTTTTGGCGAGGCGGACCCAAACTCCCACCTTCCTGATGATGTATACTTTATTAATAAAAAAACTCAAGAAAATAAAGTTGGCATTGAATTTGAGCTAGTTTCCGTTTTAGAATTTGAAGATTCTTGGGTTCCTGCTAGAATTGTTTTATCAAGCTACTGTAATTGGACATATAGATGTTCTGTTGGTTGTGGTTATAAAGGCTTACCTATCGAAGACGGAAACGGAGAAAGTCTTAGAGAGGGCTTCGCTAAAAACCCAAGCCTATCCTCCGTTTCAGGGTCTGACCCTGTCTACGATGTAGGAAAGGTTAATCCAGATTCTTATCCAAATGGCCTGATAGATATTCCCGATTGGAGTAAAGAAGGTCGAGACTCCACGGATTCTGGTTATAAACTAAATGATCTTGTAAAAATTACCCCAAGAAATTCTAATAACCCATACAAGTCAACTCCTCAGGTTTTTGTTTGCATTCAATCTCATGAAATAGCAAAAGATCACGTACCTTTTTTCGATAAAGAATATTGGGCAAAAGATGAATGCCAAAAAACTTTCGAGGCTTGTAAAAAAAGATTCGGGTCTTCAGGCTCTGATGAATTGAATAACGATTATGAACGATATGTTAATAATTATTCTGATCTTGTTACCGCTTTTGATAGTCAAACAACTATGAATAAGTACGACTGGGGAAAAAGACACTGGGAGCAGAATGGTCGAGGTGAAGCTAGAATTATGCCCCAAATAGAAGATATAGAAGATTTATCTAAATACAATAAATCAAATAGAACTCATAAGGGTTTAAGGTTCGGTGGATTTCCAGGTACAGAAAAGTTTAGGGTTGAGTAAAATATTTGATTCATCTTTTCTTGATGAACTAAAGTTATATTCTAAAAAAATACCCGATCAGGAATGTTGTGGTATTATAATAAAAGAAAATAATTTAAATAAATTCATTTCATGTAAAAATAAAAGCCTTTATCCTGATCAATCTTTTGTTATAGACTCTAATATTATAATTGATTATGATGTTGAATATATTTTTCATAGTCATACTATTGGTAGTGCTAATCCATCGATTAAAGATATGCGAGTTTCAGAAGAATTATGTATACCTTTTTTGATTTATAGTTTAAGCTGTGATGAATTTTACTTATACAATAATATAAGTGTATAAGAATATAAGGTTTAAGGTAAAGTGAAGACGGTATATTTACATGGTAAGTTAGGTAAACGCTTTGGTAAAAAGTGGAGCCTCAACGTGGGCTCTGTTCAGGAAGCTTTTTCTGCGCTAGAAGCTAATACCGAAGGCTTTTTCGAGTATATTTTAAATTGCGCAAAAAGAGATATTCAATATATAATTCTCGCAAGATCCCCTTCTGCCTTAAAAAGCGAAGAGGATTTTAAAAAGTACGCCATGTCTCCTTGTGAGTTAAATCTAGTTAGCAACTCAGAGGAAATTCATATAGTTAGCAGAACAGAGGGTGCGATTACTGTAGCAATTGTTAAAGCCATTTTGGTCGCGGTTGCTGTTCAAGTAGTTATGAGTGTTTTATTTAAACCGCCTAAACCGCCAGAAAGAAAAGATCCAACTAATACAAAATCTTATTTGATTGCTGGGGCAATTAATCGACAAGCTCAAGGTATTGCTGTTCCCCTTGGTTATGGAAAATTAAAGATTGGAGCTTCCAATATAGCTACCAGACAAGCCTCAAAAAGGTTTAGAAGCTCTAGTGAAGAAAAGTCTTTGGAGTCTTACAGTGAGATAGAAATTTTAGATTTATTATCTGAGGGTCCGATAGAAGGTTTTATAAACAAGAATGGTGGGACAATATCTGGAGGCGATATTCGAGAGGGAATCTTTTTAAATAATGTTCAAGTAAAAAATACCCCCAGAAACTCAAACGACGAAGGAACTTTAAATTACATCCTGAATG